ATTGAACTAGAGTATCGTATAGCTAGAATTATAGACAATCAACGTACTCATGGTTTCTTTGTTGATAAGCGCAAAGCTGTTGCTCTGTTTGCTGAAACAAAAGGTAAAGCCAAATCAATCGAAGAAGAAGTTCATCAACATTTTCTTCCTAGAGCAAAGATTATACGAGAAGTCATACCACGATATACTAAGAAAGGTGATATGTCCAAGGTCGGACTATCTGGCATCGACGTAGACGAGGTGGGTGGTCCGTTCTCTCTTATACAGTTCAAACCTTTTAATCTTGGTAGTCCGAAACAAATCATTGAGCGTCTAGATGAGTTCGGTTGGAAGCCTGTAATGTTCACACCAAAAGGTTCTCCTAAGATATGTGAAGAGAATCTTAGAACAGTATTTGATAGCGCACCGGAACCTGCTAGAAAGCTGGCAGAATGGAAGATGCTTGAGACAAGATGGAAGACAGTAGAAGCGTGGCTTGAAAACCTAGATCGTAATGACCGTATACATGGTACTGTGTATACCATGGGTGCCGTCACTGGTAGAATGACACACGCTAATCCCAACATGGCTAATATTGTGTCAAACGATAAGCCGTATGGTAAAGAGTGTCGAGCTTGTTTTACTGTACCCAACTCCAACTATCGTATGATCGGTATGGATGCAAAAGGATTAGAACTACGTATGTTAGCACACTACATGCAAGATAAGTCTTATATGGACGTAGTGGTGAACGGTGATCCGCATGAAGTAAACCGTATAGCTGCTGGTCTGGATACACGGGCTGAGAGTAAACGTTTCATCTACGCTTTTCTGTATGGCGCTGGTGTAGAGAAGCTGGGCAGTGTAGTGGGTGGCAGTGCCGTAGACGGTGCAAAACTTCGCCGTGACTTCTTACGTAATATGCCTTCACTGGAGAAGCTTATTATAAAGGTACAGACTATGGCTGAGAAAGGTACACTATTAGGTTTAGATGGACGTAGAATATTAGTACGTCATCAACATGCAGCATTGAACACGTTGCTACAAGGTGCCGGTGCCATATCGTGTAAGCAGTGGTCTATTTGCATGGATGAACATATCCGTAAACACAAACTTAAAGCACATCTTGTTAATACAATACATGACGAAATGCAATTTGAAGTCCACAAGGATGATGTTGAAAAAATAATTTCAGCAGCAGACTTGACAATGCAAAAAGCAGGACATATACTGGGTGTACGGTTGCCCTTGAACGCCGATGCAAAGCTAGGGTTTAATTGGGCCGAAACACATTAGAGAAAAGGAAAACAATATGAGAGAACGTGCAGTAATCAAAGGCAACGCCATGTGGGCTAGCTTGTTTGAACCTAACACAATGTCTGATAAGTATCAGGTTGATATCTGTAATCTGAGCAAGCAGGATTGTAAGACCATTGAGGGTCTTGGTATTTCTGTCCGTGTCGGTGAAGGTGATAAAGCCGACAAAGGAAGCTTCATTACAGCCAAGACGAAGTTGGTTCCTAAAGTTGTGGATTCAGCTAAGAATGCGTGGCCTGAGAACATGCAGATCGGCAACGGTAGTGTTGTAAAGTGTTCTATCAGTCCTTATGAGTGGCGTTATCAGAAGAAGTCTGGTGTCTCTGCTTCACTTAATTCCATTATGATCGTTGATTACAAACCGTATGTCGATAACGATGAGATTGATGCGGAAGAAGATGGTTTCGTATTAGATAGCAATAACATTGCTGCTAACACCATTGACGATTTTGATGGTGATGACGAACTGTAATATACTATATGGAAAGCAAGGCGGCTAATGTACCGTTTTCGACAACGTTACAGGGTTGGTCGAGCAACCTAGCGTAAGGTTCGATTCCTTACCTTTCCACCTTAATAGTAGGGAGAACTACAAATAGGGTAGTTCAGTGATAGTAGAGGGACGGTAGCTATCACATTCTTTAATAGTAGGAGACACAATGGCGAAGAAATCAGTTAAGACTCTAACCACAGACATAGAAGAATTAATACTTAATGGTAAAGAAGAATTAGATCAAAATAATTTAGAAGATTTTTTGTCTGTAGTACGTGAAGAGATAGAACGGTTTCTTTCACCGTACGAAGGTGAGCGAAAGCGATTACGCTTGTCTGCTATTGGTCGCACTGATCGCAAACTATGGTATGAGATAAACGATCCAGTGCCTCGCAAGGAATCACCGGCATTGCGTATGCGTTTTTTTTACGGTCATCTGTTAGAAGCGTTACTGTTATATTTAGTAACAGAGGCTGGACACAAAGTTGAAGACCGGCAGAAAGAAGTAGAACTAGAAGGTGTAAAAGGTCATATCGACGCCGTTATTGACGGTGCGTTGGTAGACGTTAAGTCAGCTTCGGACTATGGTTTTAAAAAATTTAAACAAAATACGCTTGAGAACAACGATCCATTCGGTTACATCTCTCAGATCAGCGCGTACATGGAAGCCTTGGACCTTGATGAAGGCGGTTTTCTTGCCATCAACAAGAACAACGGTGAGATATGTATGATGCAGGTAGATGAGTTAATGTTAATTAACGCTTCTGATAGAGTAAAACATCTGAAGAAAATGGTAAAGAAGAAGAACGTACCAGATCGTTGCTTTGATCCAATACCAGACGGCAACAGCGGTAACATGATTCTCTCTAAAGATTGCGTGTTCTGTGACTACAAGAACAGATGTTGGCAGGATACAAATAACGGTGAAGGACTACGTGTGTTTAGATACGCTAATGGATACCGTTACTTCACTAAAGTTGTAAAAGAACCTAATGTAGAAGAGGTATTATGACAAAGGCAAAGAAGACACATCAACCGTGTCCTACTTGTGGTAGTTCAGACGCACTATCTATATACGAAGATGGTACGTACTGTTTTTCTTGTAACACTGTTATTAAGAACGGAATAGAGATGCACATTAACGAATATAAAGTTAAGAATCCTGTACTAAATTCTAATTTAACTACAGGTAAGACCAAGGAACTATCCAAGCGTAAGCTGTCTTCTGAAACTTGTTTGAAGTATGGAGTTACTGTAAGTGACGCTTCAAAACACATATATCCGTATTACGATGAATGGAATCAACACGTAGCCAACAAGGTGCGTGGTAAGAACAAAGTCTTCTCCGTTGAAGGTCAGATAAGTGACGCTACACTATTTGGTCAACAGTTGTTTAAGAAAAGTGGTAAGTATATAACCATCTGTGAGGGCGAACTAGATGCCATGTCTGCACACCAGATGTTTGACAGTAAGTGGCCCTGTGTATCTGTTAAGACAGGTGCGGCTAGCGCACACAAAGACATCGTAGACAACTACGATTATCTTATGAGCTTTGATAATATCGTTATTTGTTTCGATAATGACAAAGTGGGATTAGAGAACGCCAAAGCAATAGCAGAAGTTCTGTCACCTAAAGCCAAGATTATGAAGATGCGTTATAAAGACGCTTCTGCTTATCTGATGGAGAATAAATCGACTGAGTTTGTCAGTGATTGGTGGAACGCAGATACACATACTCCTGATGGCATTGTGGCTGGTTCTCAACTATGGGAAGTTCTGTCAGAAGGTCCAAAGGAAGCGGTGGTGGATTATCCCTTTGAAGGTTTGAACCGTATGACGTACGGAGTACGTAAGGGTGAGCTAGTAACCATCTGCGCTGGTACGGGTATCGGTAAAAGTAGTTTTCTACGAGAAATTATATATCATATCTATAATAAAACAGACGAAAATATTGGCTTAATGTTCATGGAAGAAAGTGTACGCACTACCGCCGAAAGTTTAATGAGTTTGCACATGAACAAACCGTTGCATCTTCCCGATGTAGTGTATGAAGATCAAGCCTATGAGGATGCGTTTAACGAGGTTTTAGGTTCAGAACGTTTTTATTTCTTTGATCACTTTGGGTCTAATACAATAGAAAACATCATAGCACGTATTCGTTATCTTGTACGTGCCTTGAACTGTAGGTATATTGTATTAGATCATATCAGTATATTGGTTAGCGCACAAGAGAACGCTATGGACGAACGTAAGACAATTGACGCTTGCGTAACCAAGTTGCGTACTCTTGTACAGGAACTTGATATCTGTCTGTTCATGGTGTCGCATCTACGTAGACCGTCCAATGGTGGATCACATGAAACTAACTCACTAAATGTTAGCTTGAGTGATCTTAGGGGTAGTCACAGCATAGGTCAGCTTAGTGACATTGTGCTAGGTCTTGAACGTAACGGACAAGCTGATTGCGTTGTGGAACGTCACACAACGTACGCCAGAGTAATTAAGAATAGATTTAGCGGTCTTACTGGACAAGCTTCTAAACTGTATTA